ATGAGCAAAAACAATATCTTCAAAAAGTACCCCCCGATTATTCACGGCGAAGCGCGTGGGGAGAATGACGAATTTGTGGTGCATACGCGCTACCCGCGTTTTTTGGCACGGAAATCTTTTGACGACAATTTCACAGGCGAAATGCCCGCAAAACCGGTTGACGGGGAATTGGGACAAATCGGTGAGCCGCTCCGCCTTGCTTATGATTCGCGCATCGGCTTGTGGCTGTCTGACTTCATTATGTTGGACAAAAACAAGCCGGAAAACATGGAGGAATGGCTTGAGCAATTAAAAGCCGCCTGCGATCGAATCGCCGCTGATGATTTGATGCTGAATGAAGATGCGGCGGATTTGGGGGATCTTGATGATTGACAGCCCCGAATTGGGCTACACGCCCGCCAATTTGAAGGCGATACGGCAAAAGTACGGGCTGACGCAAAAGCAGGTTGCCAATATTGCAGGAGCTACCTTGTCAACAGCACAGAAATGGGAGGCAGCGATGAGTTTGAAAACTCATTCCGATATGCCGCACACGCGCTGGCTGCTTTTGTTGGAATATGTGAGGAATCTATAAACAATGCCGTCTGAAGATTCAGACGGCATTTTCTCAGACAAATTTAAAGTCCCGTTTCATCTGTTTCAACAGCTTCGCCAAATCATTTTTATGGATGAAGTCGCCGCCTGTCGAATTGATGATGATGGTGCTGTCGCTGCCTCCCTGCTGACCCGCCATTTCACGGATGGTCTGGGCGTGCTCTGCCGGTAAGACCATCTCGTTCTCGTGCAGTTGGGTCAAAGGGTTGATGCCTGCCGGAATGTCCCAGCCGCCAGCCGCCGATGGAATCCGTGTTGTGGTCGTGGTTGTTTGAGAACCGCCGCCACCGCCCATTAATCCCATTACTGCCGCCATCATTGCCGCCATTGCTGCAACGGCAAGGATTGGGCCGACATATGGGATAGACGCTTGAGAAGCCGCTGCACCTGAAGCCGCTTGAACAGCATTACTACCGACAACCGCCGTTGTCTCGGTTGCCTTAGTTGCTGCTGTCTTGGCTGCTGCCGCTGTCTCCAGCGTTTCCTTAGTTCCGAAAATCATCTTGTAAATCGCTGATTCCTGAACCATGCGCCGCATCAAGCCCATCAAAGGTTTCGTAACCATTTCTTGAATAAAGGTTTGCCCCATACTCTTAAAAAAGCCATTCATCGCCTGCCTGAAGCTCTGCGCCCTTGTCAGCATGGCAGTGAACGCCTGCCCCATCTGCTGTTGCGCTTCTTGCCACACGTTCTTGCCGCCGTCTTGCAGCATTTCCATGACGTTGGGCGCGTCTTTGCGGCGTTGGTTTTCGCGTTTGCCCTCGTTCTTCGCCTGCGTCCGCTCGTGCCCCTGCCCCAATTCGCCCATTTGAGCCTTAAGCTTGTCGATTGCCGTTTGACTGTATGTCGGGTCTTGTTCGGCAAGTGCGATCCGTTCCTGCAATGCGTCATAGGCAATCTGGTAACGGCGGTTTTCAAACTCGATTTCCATATCGAGGCGTTCTAGCTGCGAGATTCGTCCATCTGCCAGAGCTTGGTCTGCCGCGTCTTTCTCCATCTCCAGCTTGTGCTTGTCCAATTTCTCCCATTCAGCCACCTGATTCATCTTCGCTTCAGTTGACTGTTTCGATAACTGGTCTTCAAGCGTCAGGATTTTTTCGCGGATTTTTACGCCTGTTTTTCCGTTGGCGTCCACCGTTGCCAGCTTCGCCCGCCAATATTCGGCCTCACGCGCCAAATCCCATTCTTGGTGTGTGAGCGTTTCGCGCTGCATTTCGCGGTGTGCAAGTTTCTGGGCTTTGATTTCCTCTTCCCACGCCTGCATCGGGTCTTTGGCCGCGCCCGAACCGCCCGAACGGGATTTGCCTCCTTTGCCGCCGCCCTGATTTGCGCCCGGCTTTTTCTGAGCGGTTTTGGCGTGTCCTCCGTCGCTGCGTCCCTTGAGGGCATCGGCTTCGTGAATATCGGCGGCTCGTTCGCGGATGGCATTTGCCATTGCGCCGGCGCGGTCTTTCGTCAAGCTGTCATGAATACGCTTGCCAAGCCCGTCGTCGTCCATCCGCCCCATCTGAACCTTGTTCAGCTTTTCAATGCCGGAAATGCCGACCATTGACGCGGCTTTGTTGGCAAAGTCAATCATGCTGTTAATCATGCCGACCACTTTGTTTATCATCCACTCAATCGCAGAGATAAACACGTTGCCAATGGTCTTGCCAAGATTGGCAAAGAATTGCGGCATATTGTTGGTGGCTTCTTTAATCAGCATCCAGCCGGTTGCGAATATGTTGATATAAACGTTCACATACGCACCGATTGCGCTTGAGATGGCGCTCATCACGCGCCCGAACAACGACGACCAGCCGCCCACGCTCTCATTCAGCCAGCCTGTCAGCCCGTCAAACCACGATTTGACGGTTCCCACCGCTTCCCCGATGGTTTCCGTGATGATTTGCCAAACCGCCCGCATCACATCGGAAAGATTCGACCAGCCGCCGCCGAAAACATCGATTTCATCGCCGAATTTCGCAATCAGCCCGATAACCGTGCCGATTGCGACGGCAATAATTCCGAACGGGTTTGCCAGCAAAGCCACATTCAAAGCCAGTGTCGGTGCAACGGCAGCGGCAACAGCAACGGCAAAACCTGCGACGATCGGAACAACTAAATTAAGGTTATCCGCAATCAGTTTAATAACGGCAGCAATCCCCGACATTGTGCCGCTGTCGTTCAGCAGTTTTGAAACCATGCTTTGCCAGTTGTTCGAGAACACCGTCAACGCCTGACCCATCGTCATGGGCATTTTGGCCGCCTGCTCCCCGAACTTTTCCGACGCGCCGGAAATGGCTTTGAAAATCACATCCGCCGTCAATTTCCCTTCGCTGCCCAGCTTTTTGATTTCAGCGCGGGATTTACCCATATATTCCGCAATCGTATCCAGCAAAATCGGCGCGGCTTCGGCAATGGATTTAAACTCGTCGCCCTGCAATACGCCGCTGCCCAAAGCCTGCGATAACTGCATCAGCGCGGCAGCCTGTTGTTGCGCGCCAACGCCGCCAATCGTCATCGCATTGTTGGTTGCCTCGGTAAATTTTAAAATTTCCTGCTGCGTGTATCCGTAGTCTTTTAACGCGCGGCTTGTGGAAACGTACAGGCTGGCAGTCGATTCCAGAGAGGCACGGGTACGGTTCGCCGTATCGAGAAGCTGCCTCTGCACAGCCAGATACTCGGTTTCCGACGACACCACCTGTCTGATTTGGCTGTTTATCGATTGAACCGCATCGGCGGTATCGAGCATCGATTTCGCGAAGCCGACGCTTGCCAATCCTGCCAGCAAACCGGTCAGCCCCGATAAACCCGAACCGATTTTATCCACTTCGGTTCTAACCTTTTCAGTCGCCTGTTGCGCCTGACTGCCCACCGCCTCAAAACCCGATTTCACGTTGACGGAGAAACTGCGCATGGTTTCGTTCATATTGCCAATCGCAGCTTTAAAGCCTTTTGCGGCATTGTCGCCGCTACCGCGTATCTTTTCCGCCGCCTTATCAGCATCGGCGGCGGCCGAATCAAAACCCTGCTTCGCGTGGTTTTCTACCGTTATTTTGACCTTTGCTTCCAAATCGCTCATTTATAGCCCCAATAATAAAAAAGCCGTCTTTTCAGACGGCATAACGTTTCAACATTTCCCGATAATTTGCCAATTCCCGTTCGGCAAATTCAAAGGCCTTCAAATCGGCGTTATCGCTTGCCTTGCGGCTCTCGTTCAGCCAATAGGCGATTTGTTTTTCACAAAATTCTTTGGCGGTCATCCATACCCCCTGTCAAAATAAAAGGCTTTTTTGCAACCGCTTTACACGGAGGCGGTTTGACGCGCAGGTAAGAACAATGCCGTCTGAAAGGCTTTCAGAGTGCGAAGCCTGCCCGTAGGGTGCGGCATTGCTGTTGTCCGGATCGGTACGGCATTTTCATTCCCGCCCGATTATTGGTGCGCTTAATAATTTTGCATAACGCGCCCTTCGTGCAAACAAAACGGCAAAAATTTACCACGTCCGCGTGATATATAAAAAATCGGGGGAAATGTTGACACTTCCCCCGATGCAACCGTCAACCCGAAGTTGACAACTCAATCCGCGCCCAACGCCCGTACCAGCGCGTTGTGCCGCGCCTTGCAGTCCTTGTACAAGCCGATGACTTGCAACGACCACGGCAGCGCGTCCGCGCCCGTGTTCCCTTCAAGGTGCGGCAGTTTCGGGCAGGGCTGCACCAAATCGGCGGGCGGCTTAATCGTCGTCGTCAATGGCGGCATTGACGATTGACACGCCGTCAGCATCAAGACAAACATTGCGGTAAACAGGTTTCTCGACAATCTTTTGCACTTGTACATAACGCACCCTTTCCCTTTCCTCACGCGCCGCCTTTTGCGCCTGATACGCGGCGGACGATTTGCGGCTTTGTTCCGCCCCCTCAATCGCGGCGGCTTTCAAACGTTCCGAAATCTCCAGCGTCGCGTCATCGCGTCCGCGCCGGTATTGCGCCGCCCTGTCCTGCCACCAAGAAACGGCGAAGAACGCGATTGCGGACAAAATAAGCAGCGGCTTCCAATTTTTCAGCAAAAACCCAAGCATTTATGCCTCACTCGCGCCCTGTTTTGCCGTGGTTGCAACGTCCGTCAACTGATAACGCGCTTCGGTGGGAAATGACGGCACGGCTTTTCCATTAATCAGTTTGGACGGCCAATAGTAGCCGTCAATATCGGCAGGGTCAAACGGGACGATGGATACCATATTGCCCTGATTGCCGCTCAATCCCAAGACTCTGCCTATCGCATCTTTGCCCACGACAAAAAACACGTGTCCGCCGCCCCGACGCGTTTTGACTCCAAGGCATCCGTAGGCGGGGGCGTTGAGCTTGGTCAAACCTGCCGCTGCCCATGCTTTGGCGCGATACCAGTCTTTGATGACCGCGCGTCCCGCTTTACCCAAACAGTATCCGACAAACAGCCCGCACCACGGCGTTTCGTCTTCAAAGTACCAAGACTTTGACGCGCCGGGGAAGCTGCCCATTTCTTTCAGCCATTGCACAATCGTCGGGTTGTGTGCATTCGCCCCGACGATTTCTTTCAAGCCGATGTGCCTTCTTGCCTCTTCAATCCATTTCAATTCTTTCATTTCAAAACCTTTCTAAAATGCCCCTTGCGCCCCACTCGAAATCAATCTTTTCCATCCGAAGACCCTCCGTCTTTCACGCCCGTAGCCTTTTCCGCCAAGCCGCCCAAGTAACCGCGCAAAACCTTGGGCGCGAGCGCGCGCACCGTATCCAGTGCGTGTCCCGTCATCATCCCCACGAACACCCCCGCCGCCGCACACGTCCACACCTGATTCAAAGGCACGAACCGCTCCGCCACGGCCGCCGCCGCGATTGCCGAAATCACCGCCTCCAACAAAGCCTGCACCGGACGGTCGTGTTCCTGAAGGCTTGCCCACACGCCGCCCAGCACGCCGCCGAGAGCAGCAAAAAGCAAACCCAACTGAAAGAACTCCATTCACGACCCCTCATCCGCCAAACCCCGCGCCTTTTGCGCCGAAAACAAAAACTTCAACGCATTATTCCCCGCCAGCGCACAGAAAAACGCCAACAGCGGCGGAACAACCATACCCGTGTTCAAAGGCGGATACGCCCCCAAAAACGCCACTGAAATCAAAAACCACACAAAGCCCGAAAACAGCAAAAGGTAAGCCGCAGCCACATTGCCCTTAAAGCCCCGCGCAAACAGCAACGCCGTCTGAAGCAGCCCCGCCGCCCCCAGCACGCCCACCGTCCACGCCTCCGGAATATCCTGAAACTTGTAATAAATCCGCCACGCATAAATCTCATCGGGCGCAAGCGCGAACACCGCCGCGTAGCCGAGAAGCCCCAAGCCGCTGACCGCCTCCAGCACCCGCGTCGCCGTGCCGAACAACCACGCCTGAAACTTGGCGGGCAAAAACCGCCAACCCAATATCCAATCCAACCTGCCCATAACAACCTCCTTACGTAAAACACCGCAAAGCCTGCGCCCTGCGGTGTCCGATGCCGTCTGAAAACTTATTCCGCATAGACAGGCTGTGCGTCTTTAGGTATGCCGGATGCCCCCTCCAACGCCTTGCGGTACACCCAATCGGGGTCGGGTGCGGTTACGTCCGTTTCAGAAAAGTCCAAGGTTCGCGTCAACAGGTACTGTTTGCCCGATTTAAACGCGTTTTCCGACACATAACCGTTCAACGTTGCCGTGATAAAACCGTTGCGGTAATCCGCGCCGATATATTCGACGACGTGGTAGGCTGCAACCGCGCCGGTCATACCGTCCTCGGCTGAAAAACCCAAAGCGACAATCTTCTTGCCCTCACTCATAACAAAACTCCACAAAAAAGCCCCGAACGGGGCAGGAACAAAAATGCCGCCTGAAAGGTTCAGACGGCATAGCCAAACAAAAGTCAGAAAAACTCAAACGGCGGCATACAGGGGCATCAACCAACCTGCCAAACCTCGTTTTCGCGCGATTCCGGAATCAGCACCCTGATATTCCGCAGCTCGATATACTGCCAAGACTTTTCCACAAAGAACAACAGATTAGATTTCGGAATAGCGGTATCAAACTCCCGCTCATACAGAGAATACGGCCCAAATCCATTAGCACGGTATTTCTTAACCACCTCATAAGCATCCGACCTGTCGAACGTAATCATCGTACTCCAATCTCTGTTGGTATAAAGCCTGTACTCGAACGATATGCCGTAGATATTGTCCGGCAACTGCAGCAGTCCGCCATACGGTTCCCAATGGTTACGCATCTGATTTTGGTAGTTATGGACGCGTCTGTCGCCGCCCAAATAAACCTGCCGCCTGTTGTCGTACCGGAAATCCTCCGCAAAAGTACGCCAAACCATTCTCCCCAGCAACTGCTTGTATTCATAGTCGGATTGCGACAAATACGAAACCGACACGAACGGCGAGAACACCGATTCGTGGGAAGCCAGCGTCAACTTCAAACTAATCGGTTTTCTGGCGGGGATGATTTGAATCGGGTACTCCAGCCGGGTTTTGTACCTATAATCCGTGAGTTCTATATAACTGTTACCCCTTTTCGGCTTGCGGGAATTATGGGCATTATCCCAATAATATCTCCTAAATAATTCATAGTCTTTGGTTACCAACGGATTAAGCAACACCCCATTAAGCATCAGCCTTGCCTGAACCACTTTGTTGCCGTACGTTTCCGAAATAACCCGAAAATTCGGTATCAAAACCCTCGGCAGCGGGTCTTTATCCAAATCCAACATCCAAACATTACCCTCCGTCCAACGCAACCTGTGCGCCTTCATCACATCGCCCTCGACGGACGAAGCCCTGACCGTACCGTTGAAATAACCCGAATCAGCCTCAATCCGTCCGCGTATTACCGCATTGTTCGCCGTCAGGATGCCGTCTGAAGACACCGTAAAATTGCCGTTGCCGATATTCAGGCTGCCGCCCGTGATGCTTCCGAGATTGGAAGATACCGCGCTCAAACTGGTAACGTTCATCTTATCGGCGGTAACGGCACCTGCCCCGATCTCCCGCGCCGTTACGCTTCCGGCTTTCAGGCGGTTTGCGTTCAGCGTGTTTGCCGTGATTTTGTCGCCGTGAATATCCCCGGCGTTCAACCTGTCGACAACTGCCTTGCCGTTTACCACCAGTTCGCCGTTTACGCCGACACGGTTTTTCTGAGTATCCACCACAAACGGGAACACATCCGCCTTCCCAGTCGCACCAATACCGAAACGGTCGGCATTCACAATAAACTTACTTTCAGGCGTACCGTTTTTCGGCGTGGTAGCCAAGCCAAAGCCTGCTACCCTGCCGTTAACGTCAACCTTGACCGTGTACTGTGCCTCCAAGCCGTTGATGCTTTTCGCGTGGGTTTGTACCGTCGCTTTATTGCCGTCAGCCGTTGATTGGACTGTCGTGATACGTTCTCCAAGTGATTTGATGTCACCCGTTGCTTTGGTTAATGTCGTCTGAACAACCTGAACCGTTGCCTTCGTATCATTAGCAGTTTTTTGCGCGGCTTTCGCGATTTTTTTAACCGCATCAGCCTTGGCTTTCGCGTCATCCGCCGCTTCACGCTTAATCTGCGCGTCTTTGGCTGCCGCTTCGGCAATAGCCGCTGCTTTGGCTGCATTTGCCTTAGCTTGCGCATCATTCGATGCTTCAGCAATAGCCGCCTCTTTGGCTGCATTTGCCTTAGCTTGTGCCGCCTCTTCTGCTGCTGATTTTGCTGCGTCAGCCTTGGCTTGCGCGTCTTGTCGTGCCTGATTCAGCGCATTGGCTGTTGCCTCTTCACCATCTTCAGGCGCAGGCGTCCAGTCGGTCGCTACCGTTCCGCGTTCCAGTTTAATACGATCAATCCGTGAGGCAGTTCTACCACTACGTGGCCTACAATAAATCAATAAGCGGTCATTCGATGGGTTGTTTTTCGACCGTTGCCATGTTGCTGACAGTCGATAAACTCCATCAGACACTTTCTTCATTGTGCCTAACCTGTTCCGACCGTCCGAATTGAACGGCCAAAACGCTTCGCGGTCACTGCCTAAATCCCCCCAAATCGTTACAGTAACCGGCTCGCCCTCTTGTAACGAATTATCAGTCATTAAATATGACTGAATTAAATAGTTGGAATTTTGAACTTGTGTTGCAGAATCTCGGATTAGGTTTCTGCCACCGACAGACAAGTTATTGAGCTTCGCGGATAATTGGTTAATCTCGCTCGCTCGTGAACTGTCTTTCTGATTAACGGTTTTGCGCAATGAATTGATGGAACTCTCAGCGCTTCCAAGACGGTTATTCAATACTTCCGTCTCTCGCTTAACTACCGCCCTCTCACGCGCTTCGGCCGCAATCCGTTCGTTCACGCTGCCTGCGCCGTTGCCGTCTATCAGGGCAATTTTGTCGCGCAATGCCCCGTTCAGATTGCTTTCCGCCAAATCTGTGACTGATACATCGGCAACGGTAAACGCAATGCTGTTGCTGACGCGCATCCCGTCTTTGCCAAAACTGTCATAACCGGCGGCGCGTAAATAATAGGTTTTACCCTGCTGCAAATCCTTTCCGTTGCATTTCGTGACAGAAACAAATGTTTCCGCGCCATCATAGGCTTTATTCGCGTCTGTTGTTGGGACGGCCTGATTCTCAGACACCCAAATGACAATGCCTGCGAAATCCTCTTCAGACGGCATGGCGCATTTGAAAAACGCCTGACGTAAACCGCTGTCAATCTCAATGCCTTGCAATGGTTTGAGTTGAGGATTTTGAGCGGCCACTTGCGCCCAGTTGCCAGTTTTCCCGGTAACCGCGCGTCCACGAACTTTAAACACAACATCACGCACTTGACCGCCGTCAGCTTTCATGTCGGCCTGCGTGTAGGTAAATCCGTTGTCAACGATACCGCTCAAGCTTCGCAGTAGTTTTTGCGTATTGCCTGCATAAACTTCTACATCGTAGGTATCTGCCCCGCCCAACTTATCCCAAGCAATAACGGCTTCCTTGCCGTATGCCCAAGATGATGTGAGGCGTAAGTTCTGAATCTGCCCAAGTGGTGCGCCCTTGATGGTGTAGGAATATGCCGGAACTTCCGCAAGCTCCTGCGCACCGCTGCCAAAGACGTTGAAAGACACCAGCTTGACCCAAACCGTACGCCCTACCCAATTCGCAGGGACGGCGTATTTGAACAACGCTTCATCAACGCGCACAAACTGCCTGCCTGCCGCGTGTGCATCGATGGTTGACCCATACGCGCCGCGCGTCAGATTGCCCAATGTGTAACGTCCCACGCCTTTCAGTTCGGCAGTCCCGTAGGCCAAAAACTCGCCGTCAACGTAACACAAGGTCAGCAAATCGCGGCTGTCCTGCTCCGTTCCGCCTGTCATTTGCCCTGCGGAAATTTCAACGTCCAGAGTGTTGGCGCGGTCGAAAACTGCACCGCTTGCCAAAGGCGCGGACAGTGAGCCAAAACGCGCTTTCTTGTTGGTTGCGCCGATTCGCGTGTAGCTGTCGCCATCGGTCGAAATCCACACTTCAGCACCGCCCCACATATCGCCGCCGGCGGTTGCCAGCCAAATTTGAGGCTCGCCGCCGGTCAGTTGCAAAGGTGCTTCAAAAACAACAGGCGCATGGGCGTTTCCGGGCGATTTGTTGTAATCGGCGGAATAGCCCAATGACGGCTGTGTAGGATAAGCCGTAGCCGATGCCGCGCCCATCGGGAAATCTTCAGCCTTGACGGTCAAGACACCCTCTTCATCCTCTTCAATTTCAATGATTCGGACGGGCGTTTTATCAAGCCCCAAACCCTCGTCTGTCAGCGTTACCAAGTCCATCGGTTCAAGCAGGCAGTATTTCCAACCCAGCTTAAACTCATATTCATTGCGGACGTACAAGGCACGCTGTAACAGCAGTTGCGCTACATGGTTTGCGACTTTCGCATCGCAGATTCCGTGCATCTTAACCGCGTCTTGCGGGCGCAGGCCGTATTGCTCGATATTCGCCTGGTCTTTCACTTCCGCGATGGCGACGTTGTAATCGTTGTCCCTGTCAAGGTACTCGACCTGAATCTGATTAAACGCATCAGCATTGGTTTTGCGCTCGACCTTTACAGGGTCTTGCGCGCCCGAAACGATAAAATCATCATCGCTCAGGTCATAGACGGCTTTATTGTCGGCAACATACACCGCGCCGTTCCCCGAATAGCTGCCGTCCCCGTAGGGAATGATTTTCAGACGGCCTTGCGAAAATACCGCCGCGCTGTTGGTCTGCTCGAGCAGTTCGGAAATATTCCGTTGCGCCTCTCCCTGTTCCGTGTAGGCAGGGCTTAGGAAAATACCGACGGCGCGGCAATAATTGCTGTATCGGTCGGTATCGCCGATGTTTTGGGACGGAAAACCGCAGCCGTAGCGTTGGTTCGTCAGCAAATCCAATACGATTTCGCGCGGGTTTGCATCGGGGATATTGCCGGAATAGCCCAATTTCCCGATGACCTCGAAATTGTGCTGATATATTTGCGCCGATTTCGTCAGTTCGTAGTTCGGGCTGCACAAATAAGCCGTGCCCGAATAATTCAAGGCTTGGTCTTGGTGCTTCGCCTGTTGCAGGTGCGTCCACAACGGCTGCTCATCGCCGCCGCGCATAAGCGTCAGGCGCAACTGTGCCAGCGAATCGAACTTTTCCTTATCACGCCAAATCCGCCCCACGCCCTGAATCTCGCCCTCGCACAAAGCAAGCATGACGGCGGCTTCGTAGGTATAGGAAATATCGACCTGTTTCACACCGCCGCCGCCCTTGCCGCCCTGACGCGTCGTGGTCTTATGCTCGATGGTAACGAAATCGCCGTACCACACCAAATTACCGGCCACACGCGTCCTGCCGTAGATGACGGGCAGGGTCAGCCCTTGTGATGACCGCTGTACTTGTAACGACAGAATCCGCTCTTCTGCCGATGTAATAGTTGACGATTTACCACCCATAAAAACCACCTCAAAACTTGCAAAAATTATCAAAATTGATATAATTTACTTATATCAAAACAGATATAAAATATGAAACCATTAAATTTTTTAGGCGATTCATTGGATTGCCTGCGGCAATTCCCTGAAAACGCCAAACAAGCGGCAGGTTATCAACTGCACCGCATCCAATGCGGCGGAATGCCGGTCGATTTCAAACCCATGAACACCATCGGCAGCGGGGTAATGGAAATCCGCCTGCGGGAAGAAGGCGGCGCATACCGCGTTATCTATACAGCCAAAATTGCCGATGCCGTCTATGTACTGCACGCCTTCCAAAAGAAAAGCCAAAAAACCGCGCCCGCCGATTTGGAATTGGCGAAAAAACGTTACAACAAATTGATTCAGGAAAAGAAATAATGGAAAACCAAACCTTCGCCTCCGTATTTGACGCACTGTGCGACACGCCTGCCGAAGCCGCCAATATGCGGTTACGAGCCGACCTGATGATGCACATCGCCGATACCGTCCGCGAAAACGGTTGGACGCAAAAACAGGCCGCAGAACATTGCGGCCTGACCCAGCCGCGCATCAACGACCTGCTGAACGGGAAAATCGACAAATTTTCATTGGATGCGCTCGTGAACATCAATGCCGAACTTGGGCAGTGCATTTCCTTATCCTTTGCCCCCGCGTAAAGCCTGCCCTTTCAGACGGTCGTAAAATCAAAATGAAAATGTAAAAAACCGAACCTCGCGCCCGATAAGTTCGGCTTGGTTGATGTCGTCCAACACCACGCCGCGCCCGATGTAGCTGTGAATAATCTTGCCGTCGCCTGCCAATATGCCGCCGTGCGAAAACGACCGCCCGAAACGCCATACTGCAATATCGCCCGCCTTGGGCGATTCCGTCTCACGGCAAAATTGCGTGATGAACCCTAAATAACGCTCGGAATCGCGGTGCAGATGCCAATCTTGAGGGTAAGGGCGCGGGTCGAACCCTTCGGGAACCAGTCCGACCGCCCCATAGACGGCGACCAGAATCATGGCGCAATCAACACCCGCGCCCTTGACCATTGCATGATGATGGTAAGGCGTACCAAGCCATGACCGCGCCTCTTCAACGATTCGCGCTCTCAAATCCATTTCAGACGGCCTCATTTAAACCACCGTATCAGCAGATGGGATATAAGGGAAACCGCGGAAATGCACGATATTTTGGAACTTGTCTTTACAGGTGCTTTGTCGTTTGTCGCAACCCGGATAAACCTTGAACACATCGCCCGCTTGCGGCGGGAATGGCAGGCGCAGGGCAAACTCGAACGTATTGCCGCTATGCACCTTGACCGTCCTGCTCAAGCCCGCGTTTCGACCGCTCGTGAACTTAATCACACCCTGTGAGAACCACCCGTCAGGCTGCGTCAGATTGTGTTTCAGCACAGTTCCCGTTTGGCTGTTTTCGGTTACACGCCCGTTTACCGTGAATTTCTCACGGTTGACCTTGCAGCCGTCGTCATAAAGCGTCCTCATGCAGCCTGCCTGATAGATGTTGCGCGGGCTGGAAACGTTCAAAAGCTCGATGTCGGATTTCACATCGACTTTTACAGACGACCTGCTGCCCGATACGTCCGACACGCGCCCTGAAAAGATATTCACCGCACCGACAGGGCGAAGTTCGGCATCAAAAAACACACGGTCAATCTTGACCCGTGCGCCGTCCAATACGCCGCCTAGAGCAGCCTCCGCCCATTGCAAGCCCTCAAGCCTGTAATCGGGCGCGGCTGAAATCTGCAAGGTGTTGGAATTAACGTCCAATCCGACGGCGATACGGGTTGCCCCGCGCTTGATAATCAGCTTATGCGCTTCGTAGGTCTGACCGTCCCAAACGACGGGCATATCCGCGCCGGTATGTCGTAACACCTGACCGCCCGAAAGCGTAATGGTGTACAAATCCGCCATCTGAAACTCGTCGCTACCGTGTAGCAAGTCGATCAGTTCTTTTGTCGCCGTCTTCATAGTTTCACACTCGTCAACTCAATCTTCTTAGCTGCCCATAAGCTGCCTAAAACGTTTTCAAAATCCACCGTATCAGACGTAAATCTCACGCGGAAATAAAAGCCGCCCGTCCATGTAATCGGTCGACCCGGAGTTTGCGGCGTGTTGAAAACCAAAACGCCCTTGTCGGTAACGGTGTAATCGCGCCCATACGTCAGCGATACGCCGCCAACCTTGACGGATGGTCGTTCCTTGACCGCCAACACAGGCTCAATAAAACCGCCCATCGAACGGACAAGCTGATAACGCGTAACGCCCTGCACCGTGTTTCCGACAGGCTGGTCGGTTACAGCGTTGTCGGTCGGGTCTTCGTAAAGGAAACTTTCAAAGCTGCCTTTGCGTGCATTGAAGAATCCCGCCAACTGCTCCAACTCGTTCACGGATGCTTTTGTCCGCAATACCTCGAACGACAGTGAAAACCGCCATTGCGGGTAGGTGTAGTAGGCGGTTCGGAACTCACGCCCGCTTGCCGATTTCTGTGTCCCGGTACTCCATACCGCCGTTTTCTTCCGCCCCCACTTCAAGCCGGGGAACGTGGGAAAAATCGCATTACCCATCAGATGATTCCTTTCGCTTTCAGCAAGGCGTTAAATTCGTCTTCAGACAGTTCGTTACCGCCAAGCATACCGATGGCTTCTGCTTCGTCCGCTTCGCTTTGTGCGACGCCCGACGACGGCTTGATGCCCATGTACGAGGCAACCAAGATATGCACGGGCGGATGTTCGCGCCAATACTCGTTCAAATGTCTGATGCGCGGCAAATCCAAGTTGTCGGCGACATAGTCCCACGTCCAGCCGGTAGAGGCGCAAACGTGGGCAATCATCGCGCCGAAACTTAATCCGCCGCCCGAGCTTCCCCCGCTTGTGCGGCTTCCTGCTCCTTGCGTTTCAAGCCGGAAACGTCCATCACGGCGGCAAATACTTCATTCATATTGCCGATGTCGATTAAGTCGGCGACTTCTTCGCGCGTTAAATTCGGATAATTGCGCTTCAGGGCGGCGTGGGCGCAATCGATAACGGTAGAGATTTGTTTGGCATCCGTTGCGTTGCCGTCAAATGTGCCAATGCGCTCCTGCAACTGCTCCAACGCACCCAACGCAATCGGCGGAATCACATAATCCACGCCGTTCAGTTCGACGGTTACACCTTTAATTCGTACAGTCATATAAACACTCCTGTTTTCAAAAACAAAACGCCGAGGACAAAAATCCACGGCGGTACACAAAACTTGACTTATTTTATAGGTTAACCTATAATTATTACTGTTGAGTAGTTCAACAAACGGGAAAACCCCTACCGAAGCAGGGGTCAAACGGGAGAAAGAAGATGAAGATTGCCCTTCAAATTCTCATCTTGGTTTTAATCTTGATGCTGGCAGGCGATACGCCTATTAGCGGATAAAACCAACTGGGGGCGGTAGCCGCCGCCTCCAGTCCCAAATATAGCAAAGGACACGCAAAATGGCAATGACGAAAGCGGAAATACAAAAACGCAGCGACAAGAAGCGCGGGGTAAAAGTCAAAGGCATCAAAATGAAGCTCGAAGACATCGCCCTGTTGGAAAGCCTCTCCGCCCAAAGCGGCAAAACGCAGGCGGAAATTATCGCCGCTGCCCTAAAAATGTGGTCAGAAAAGCACAATTTACCGTCTAATGCCGTCTGAACGTTTCAGACGGCATACGGCGTTACTCCTGAATCCACAGCGTACCGACTTTAAAGCCTGCCTCGTCGGTTGAGGCGGTAAAGTCGATTTCAGGGACGGAAAAGTCGTCGTTTTTAGTCGAGAACAAGCCCAATTTACCGCTGGTTACGCTTTCCAGTTCCAGCAGGGCTTTTTTACCCTTGAACTGTGTCAGGTATTTCAGCCTAAACGTCGGCGTGCTGCCCATCGCCATATTGGATAACTCGATTTTCTTGGCTGACGGCATCGTTTGGGTATAGGTAAAGCTCGGATAAACGGTTTTGCCCTTATCCGCCTCATTAAAGGTGTACAAGCCCGTTTCCGATACCATGTACTGACCTGCCGCAGGCGATGCGGCAACCTTAATGAATGCCGTGCCGTCCTGCCCCATTACGCCCGCGTCTTCAACGAACGTGCCGCCATTGGGCGCGGTTGCCTGAACGGTATAAGCACCGCTCGCAGGGATAGCCTTACCCGTAGTGTCTGCCCAAAGTGCCTTCATTGTTCCGGTCGCATATTCCGCGCCGAAGAACAGGGTATTCAGGGTCAGACCGTTGATTAACGCGCCCTTGAATTTGCCTGACACTTTGACCTTGCCTTGTGCCACAGCCAGCGCAAAACGGTTTTGACCGTAGAACTCTTTTAGTTCCGCCGACAAATCGACAGACATCTCCTGCAAGCCCATGATTCGCACGGGCGTTGCATTCTGTACACGGTTGCCGTAGGCATCCGTAATCATTTGCGCGAACACCTCGCCCGCGCCGAAAGTCAGTTGCATGACGTTTCCTTTCAAAAAAAGCCGCATTACGCGGCGCAAATCACAATCGGAATAATACAAACCGCCTGTTCGCCAAGCGTTCCCTCGTCTGTTTCCACCGTACCCTCGACGCGGCAATACTCAATATCCGCGCCGTCTGCCGTCAAATCCGTCTTGCCTGTAACAGGGTGGACAGCGTTCACGGCATTGCACACCGCGTCAATCAGCGGATTCATAATGGGCGCGGGCGGTTCGCCTGCCGTCTGAACGTACAGGTACACGTCGACGCGCAAAATCCACTTGGTTTCCTGCCCCGTCAATGTCAACGCCTGCATATCGCCTTGAGCCATGAACAACGCAGGCTGGTCGTAGCGTTTCACATCGTTCCAGTGCAGTAATTTACGGCTCTTGGTAACAAAACCGCCTAATGCGTCCAGCTTCGCCCACAGAGCGGAATAAATCGCTTCACGGTTCATTTCAGCACCTTTCTAATCGATTTCTGCAAGTCATCCGCGAATTTCGGTGTCAAATCGCGCAATGCCGAACGAAGGAACGACCGCTCCGGCAACTTCACATCACGGGTATGGGCGCGGACGTGGACATATCGCGGCGATTTCAGCGGCTTTCCGAACGCCTGTTTGACCTGACGCAGCGAAGCCTTCACGTTGACATTACCCGTAAAACCATACTCATGCGCGATACCGTAACGGACGTTCGTATTGACTTCGCCCGAAACAACATTGCCTGAAACGTTCACGCGCTGGTGTATGGAGCGTCTCAGGTTGTCCGTCCTTACCCTCAACACCTGACCCGATAACCGGTTCAGCATAACTTCGCGTTGCAGTCGCAATGCCGACCTGCCCACTGATTTGACGACCGCATCTTGAACATCGGCGGCATATGCCTTAAAAACCGCCGCCAGAATATCGCCGCCGATAAATTCAACCTTGACCATCAAACCCCCTTGCGCCGGTATTCCTTAAGTATTGAGAACGCAGACGGCGGCATACCGCCCGTTTCGGGTAATGCCGAAAACGATACGCTCTCGCCCGCCAAGGTTTTACTTTGCGCGCCCCTGTTCTCGATTTCGTTCACGCGTTGCATAGCGATAATCATCACGGCTTCGCGTATATCGGCGGGTATGTGCTCATAGCCCGCGCGGTACGATACCTCGACATTCCTCAGCCCTCGTGTGAAACCTTCGGGGCGCATCAGCAGCCAGTTGTCAAACTCCCAGCCGCCGACATCCGCGCCGTTGATTTTGACGGACGACACCGACAGAACTGGGTAATTGTCCAACACGATGCGGTCTTTGCCGTTGCCGTCGTACCGCTCGACATAATCGGCAGCCCAAAGACTGCGACCGATATAGGCTTCCACCGCCGCCGACACGCCGTCAATGACGCTCAGAAAGAAATCGTCCCTGCGGTCATGTTCAACGCCGATACGCTGCTTGAACTCCTCAAGCGATACCAGGGCGGCCATCGTTATTCAGCCTTTTCAGCTTCGACAGGTTCGGCTTCGGCAGCTTCGGCAGGTTCGGCTTGTTCTACCGGCTGTTCGGTTTTAGGTTTGCGTCCGCGCTTGGCTTTTTCAGGCTCTTCGGCAGGCTCGGCGGCAACATTGCCAAAACCGAACTGATACAGAAATTCCGCCGCCTCTGACGGCACTTCAACAACGCCGTTTTCGCCCACTGCGTAGCTTTGGCTACCAAAGGAAACATCGGTAAAGCCTTCAGGGGCTTGTAATTTAACCATTTCAGTCATTTCAAAATCTCCAAAAGAAAGAGGCCGTCCGAAAATTCAGACGGCCTGATTAGGCTTAACCCACGTTGGTGATCATCCCAAAGGCAGGCATAAACATACCTTGCAACACTTCGTCTGCGTAAACGCCATATTCATACATACGGGTACGCAGCGGCCATTCGATTTGATAATACTCTTGGCGCGTACGCACTTGCAGCAGATTGCCGATGCCCTGAACGTAGGCAGGCAGACGGCTTGAGTAGAACAGGTAAGTGCCGGCAGGCAGGTTGGGGTGTACCACGATATTCAGTTCTTCGCCTGTGATTTTGTTCAGGTACGAACCGACAACGACACCGGCGCGGATGTTCGCCGTATTGTTCACGTCAACGTTCAACTTAATCATCGGCGCACCGCTGTTGCCGATAATCAGCTTGGTCAGTGCCGCCAAATCACGGGCGTTGACGTAGATGGTATCGGGGGACAGGCGATATTTAGAGTAGAAGTTCGCAAACGCTTCTTCAAATTCAAACACGCCGCCCGCGCCGTCTGAAGTCAGACCGTTGCCTTTGTTGTCCGCCCAATACGCGCCGGAATCAGGCAGTGCGATTTGGGTCAACAGACCGTCAAATTCCAAAACGGAAGTGGAGTTGTCTTCAGACGGCAAAGAAGCTGCTGTTTGAGTGCCTTCAGCGTCAGCCAAAATATCCACTTTCGCAGAAGTAGTGACCGCGCCCAGTTTTTCAGAACCGGCCGCGCCCCAGAACCAAGCGTAAGCAACCGCGCCGCGAACGGCTGGAACCATAGCAGTTACTTTCTTGCCTGTCGCAATACCGGAAACAGAAGCGGCCGCAGATTTTTGAGCAGAACCACCGCCGAAAGTATCGGTAGAACCGTCCGCGTTTTGGCGTGTGATTTTAGCCGGTACTTGAGCAGTTTTAATGTTCAGGCTTTGGCCGATTGCGCCGTTGTTTGCGCCTGCCACGTCCCAATACGCCTGCAAGCTCAAAGCCACGCAGATTACAGACAAGGTGTTGCCGCTGATTTTACCCGTCGCGTCATTCGAAACGGCAGCGGTCGGAGTAGGTGTAACGCCTGATTTCAAGCTGGTATTACCGCCCAACAAAATCATTTCTTCGGCAATCATGGTAGCCTGCAAGGTTTGGGCAACCGCCAACGCTCTCACGTCCTCGAAGCCACGCGCTGCGTAGTCAGCTTCAAAGGTTACTTGGTTTTCCAAGCCGATGGCGCGGAATCGCGCGTTACGTTCAACAATTTCGTGATTGATAACGCCACCGCGTTTACCTTCGCTGATGCCGGCGCGTTGATTACCTACGTTGATATTCGTGATCGCCTTCCAGTTTGAGTCGATGGCGCGACCGCCGCCCACGCGGGGGATACGGTTACGCAACGGGGTCAATACCGGATAGAGCTTTTGAGACGGCGCGGACAGGTCGTAGATTTGCAGGCCAGTAGTAGGACTGGTAGGTTGGGTGTAACCTTTGTTCAACGGCTCGCCGTTTGCTTGTGCTGACTTCATCAGCTCAATTGTTTCTTGTGTGAGTTGATTCACGTTCATTTATCGCTCCTGATAATAAAAAAACCGCCTGTAAGCGGTGTTACAGACGGCCTGTTTGTGCTGCTTTAATGAGTGTTGCCACATCATCAAGCGAACCGTCATTCTTTACAATCGGCTGAAAACCTTTTAATGGGTCTTCGCCGTTGTCTTCTGCCTTGCCGATGGCTTTCGTACTGCCTTTCGGCGGTGCTGCCTGTTTCTTCAAGCTCTCGATTTCCGCCTGTGCTTTAGCAAGGGCATCATTCGATTTCTTCAGCGCGTCTTGCGCTTTTGCCAGTTCGTCAGCCGATTCCGCTTTGGCAATATCGTCTGATTTGTCGGCTTTGGCTGCCAAACCATCGACCAGCTTATCGGCTTCGCTTGCCGCCAACGCTTTCAGCGATTCGGCGAGGCTGGCTGCTGATTCTTTGATTTGCGCGATAACGGCTTCATCGATGTCAACATAGACAGCGTCATCAACCAGCCATTTCAGCGACATCAATACATCAGCCAGTGATTTGACTTGGTACATTGATTTGGCGACCGGCTCGTCTTTCGGCTTGTCTGCTTTAGCCAAAACTGCTTTCAAGATGGCAATTTCAGATTCAGACAAATTCACGCTTACCGATTTTTCGGCTTCGTCCTTATCGTCTTTATCTTCGGTTTTAGGCTCTTTATCGCCGTCTTTAGGATTTTCATCTTCCTCTTCGGTTGATTTGTCAGACGGCTTGCCGTCTGTATCCGTCGCCTCTTCCTCATCTTTCGGCTTGTCCGCTTTAAAGCAGGTAAACACCGCGTCAGGATTGGCAGGGCGGTCGACAAGACTGATTTCTGTCAGCTTCAAGCCCGTGATTTGCGACTTGTTCAATTCATCGCGGGCGGTAACGCTGCCGCCGATGGAAAAGCCTTTGTAAACGCCTGTCTTAACTTTCGTAACCGCAATAGGGTCAACGATATGCGCGCCAAAAAATGTGCGCCCGTCGTCTTCTACGTTGATTTCAATCGCCGTTCCCGCTGCGTTTGAGCCGTGCATTTCACGCACCGCGCCAAACTTCATATAATCGGGAATCGCCGCCTTCATTGCTTCCGCCGCGATAACTTCGCCGTCCGAATCGACCGCCTCACTTGAGGCATAGCCCCAAACTTTGACCGTGCCGTCATCCTGCGCCTCCATCTTGGCGATTTCCGCGTATAACTTCGTCATTGATTTGCTCCAAAAAAAAGCCGCCCCACAAAGAGGCGGCAAACACACTCACTTTACCCAAAGGAATCAAGATTTAGGCATATCCTCTGCCAAAACAGGGACAACCGTACATCTGCAATTAGGATGACCCGGAATCGTCAGCGAACCATGCGCAAAATGCTCATGCAGTCCAATAACGCCCATATCCCCGTTGGTATTGCAAATCTCTGACACTTTATCGTCTTCAGCTGTCAGCCACTGCTTACCGGCAACAAGTCCCGTTTCTTCCCAGCCTATCAGGTTGCCCATACCGTCCGCCATCGCCGTTTCCGTTCGGGCAATGGTTCGGGCGCGGGCATTGCTGAAAGCGTGAGATTCTTTCAGACGGCCTGCCAATTCCTGCACACTGTCGCCGTTTCGCATGGCTTCAACCACTTGGCCGCGTATCATTTCGCGCGTTCCCTCTGTGATTTGCCACTCGGCGGCAGGATTTTGGATAAGCTCGCCGCCCACCCGCTTCATGCCGACCATTTCGGCGGCGCGTTCATGCGCCCACTTGACGGCGCGACTGCGAATGTTCGTAACCATACCGACGGCAGGTTCAGGCATGACACGCAACAAGGCGGCAACCGCCCCATCTTCTGCAACACGCCTGATTATCGGCTCGACTACATCGGACAATCCCGACCAATCGCCAAAATTCAAGCCGTTTGCAACAACCCCTGCCGCGCGGCTCAATTCCGCCGCCAAATCCTCAGCCTGCCAATCGACGGCCGCACTATCAATCAGTGCCGCGATTTGTTCAGCCAAGCCGTCAATGCGTGTCAGCAAATAAGCCTCAATAAGCGCGGCAGATTCGTCTTCGCTCATCGGGCTTTCCGACTTTCCCAGCTTTTCAGCCTCTTGGTTCGGCTGCTTTTCAGGCTTCCAATCGTCTTGCCGATTCGGTTCAGGCTCCTCCTGATCCGGTAATGGCTCTTTACCCAGTTCGGCGCGGATTTCATCAGCGGTCAAGATGCCTGCGTTTTTATAAATGGCGTAGATTTCCGCCTGTTCTTTCGGGTTGAGTGATTCCTCTTCCTTCCAGACAAACTCATACGCCGCCATATTCATGTATCGGGCAAGCACATCATCAATCAGGGCTTTTACCCAGTTTTTCAGGCTGCTCATGCCGTCTGAAAGCGACTGCTCACGGCTCGTCTCTGCCACGCTTCGGTTTACCTGCGCTACGAACGGCGTAGGCTCGACACTAAACGCAAAGCAGACGACACGCGCCAGCCATTCGTCGTAAACGTCCTTAAGCGGCGGCTGCTTCGTCTCTTTGAAGTTTCTAGCCAACTCGCCCGGAACATAACGCAGCTTGCGCCGCTCCGCCGTCTCGCCTGACAACAGCAAATCAAAGTATTCTTGGAAGCGTTTAATATCTTCCATCGCCCACGTTTCAGGCACGCCGATCAAAGCATCGGGAACACTGCCCGCCGTATAGTATTCCAGTGCGTGAAGCTGCCGTTTTAAGGCAATATTCACGGTCATAATGATTTGCTCGACCGGCGAATAACCGTAAACCTTGTAGCTTCGATTATTCCGCGAACGGTAAATCAATTCATCCGCCGTGTAATCGACTGCCGCCATACCGTGCAGGATTTGCTGATAAGCTATATCAGGCGGTAACGGCATACGTCCTGTATTATCCAAAACGCGCTTAATCGTCGCCCCGTCCATCACTTCAAGGGCGTACAGGTCGCCGCCCAGTGTTTTACGCGGATAGATGCACGGCGCGTCAATAACAAACAAGTCCTCTAGCAAGATGCGCAACCAATCAGCCCATGTGTGCTCTTTATCGGGCGACTGGAAGAACGCAATGGCTTCATCGACCTTTCGGTCTTTTCGTTGCGATTCGTTGTCTTTGGTTGATTCGACATCGCGCTTTTGGATTGTCCACTTAAGGCACTCCATTTGGTCTTTACGCGTCTCGATAACCAAACGCAGCACATCGTAGTTATCGGCAAGGGCGCGTAATTGCGCAAAGCCTACCGCTTCACGTTCGCGCGGTCTGGAATGCCCGACGTTGTAGAACGGCTCGTAATCAAACCGCCGCCCCTCTGCCTGCTGCGCGACAGGGGCTAAAGGCTCGCCCGCGTCAAACCACCCGTCCGCATTGCCGGTAAAGGCGTAACGGACACCGGCAGCCACACGGGCAATAAAACCTTGTGATAAAGGTGTCTTTTTACTCATTTCATAGCCTCAACCTGCGATTGCAGGAAATCAATCATGCCCGTTCGGGTATCCAGTAGCTCGCCAAACGCACGGCTCAAACAGTCTATTTGGTCGTCATGCTGACCGTTTGGGAACATTCGCATTTCTGAAATCAGCGCGTCTGTGCCCCATGTGCCGTCATCCAACACCATCACATTGCCGATGTTGACCTGTGCCGCGAACGGTTCGGCGCGTGTAACCTTGTCGCCCGATTCAGGACTGGCAGATACAGAAAAACCCGCCAACTGGCGGGTTAGATACAGGGTTTGCGATTTACCAGCCTGCCCGGGGTCTTGTGGGATGGATATTTTCGTTTTCACGCCGTCTTTTTGCGCCGTGTTGCGCAATATCCTGTCCCTTTCATCCGCGCCGTACTGACCGCGCACGATATTGGCAATGATGTACCGACCGTCTTCTGTAACGCCAAGCCTGCCGCCTGCCGTGTAGTCGCCGTCGTTTGCGGTTGAAGCCAAGTCCCACGCGCGTACCCATCTGATATTCCCGGCAGGCAACGCCTTAACAAATTGCAGGTTGTCAGGCTTGAACGTACCGCCGTCAGGCGGGGCAGGGCGTTGCAAATACTGCCCGGCAAACACATAAGGCGCAGCCTGTTCCATACGGTGCAGTGTTTCAATATCATGCTTTTCAGGCCACAACGCTGTGCCGTCGTCTTGAATAGCAGGTAGGCACAAATGCTCCCACTCTTCGCCGTTGCCGCCGTCAAGCAGCCAGCCTGCCAAGTCTTTCTCGTGCAGGCGTTGCATAATCAGAATAATCGGCGTATCAGGGCTATTCTTCCGAGATTCGACCGTGTTTTGAAACCAGTCAATGACGTTCTGCCGCCTGACCTCGCTTCGCGCTTCATCAGCTTTGTGCGGGTCGTCAATGATGATGCAGCCGCCGAATCCCTCCCGATGCTTGCCTGCACCGAAACCCGTAATCGTACCGCCCGCACCTGTTGCGTACATCACGCCGCCTGCAGTCGTCTTCCAGTGATGGCTGCTCTCGCTTGCAAGCTCCACGCCGGGGAAAATCGCCCGATACGCTTCATGCTGGACAAGGTTTCTAATCTGCACGGAGTTATTGACCGCCAACGTAGCCGAATAGCTCGCATGAATAAACTCGCAATCAGGTACACGCCCCATCGCCCACGCGATAAAGTTCACAACCGCGATTTCCGTTTTCGAGTAGCGCGGCGGAATGTTTATAATCAGGCGTTTTGTTTCGCCGTTGAAAACACGCATCAGCGCGGCGCAAATCAGTTCATGATGCTTCGCCTGCGTCCAGTGGTACCCTCGTCGCTCACGGAACATCCACCGTGTGAACGTGTACAAATCGAGCGAGCTTAAATTACGAATGACCGATATTTGTACTTCGTCGAATTGCTCCAATGCCATTTTATTTCAAATTCCTTTGAAGATTAATCAAAAAATGGCATTTTAACCGTCTAAAAGATTGGCATTTTGTGCTAAATCTTCCGCAAAACGTCTTCGGCTATCTTTCTGTACTCTTCAGCATCAAGGCGTACCGCCGGCGTCATACTGCCATCGCTTGATTTAACGTCAAGCTCTGATTTGTCGCTCCACTTCCCGCGTTGTCGGTTTTTTAGCCAAAAAATCGCGGCTGGGGTATCAGGCGGGTAGTATTTCGTCAGCGGGGTTTGGATAATTTCGCCGCCAACTACCCGAATATCTACGTCAGGGGCTTCATATCCCATTGCACGCTGATACAGGCGGTCAGCGACATTTGCATCCGCCAACATCTTGCCCTTTTTTATGGACTCCAAAAACTCGGGAAATTCGTTCTTCCAATTATTAATCGTTGATACTTCAACATTAAAAAAATCAGCCATATCGGTATCTATTGCGCCAAGCAAGCATAATTTATAGGCTTGTTCAGCATATTCTGGCTTGTATTTTGTCGGACGCCCGATAGGGCGTTTTTCTTTCTCGCTCATATCGAACCTCACAGAAAAAAGAAAGCCGCCTGATTCTGAAGTTAATCAGAATTAGACGGCAAACACACACTCACCACATAGGAAAAATGGAACGCCGCTACCTGTACAGGCAGAAGCTCAAATTCGGACAGCCTAAAACGCAAAAACCCGCACATTATTATGTACGGGCTTAAAAATTCATATCCTTCGGGCGTGCGAAAAGCCCCGCAAGGGTAACGATTTGAATTATACACCTATTGCTGGAAAAAGCAACAGGCCGTCTGAAGATTCAGACGGCATTTGTATTCCCTACTGCATCAAACCGCCGACAGGTTGCGGATTTCGGGCAGTATCGGGCGTATTTTTGCCGCGTGTTCCGCGTCGGCGTGTGCGCTTAGGGCCTCGAGGGCGTTTGCAGCGGCTTTGAGGCGGCTGCGCGTTTCCGCCCAGACCGTCCACATCGTTACCGCCTGTTTGCAGCCGAGCTGCTTCAGCGGCAGGGAAACGTCTCTGCCCATTTGGATGGCCCACGCGCCGTAGCTGACGGCGACGGCGAGGTCGTACAGGGCGTTGCTGCTTATGGGCAGGGCAGGTTTCGGCGTACTCAACGGTTCGCGGTCAAGGACTTCGCCCGTCAAGCCTGTGTGCAGGGTCAGCGCGTGGACGTAGGCGACGGCTTCGGGCAGCTTCTCGGTAGAGATGTCTTCGATGGCTTCGACGTTGAAGCGTTGGTGAATCATACTGTACGCTGAGGAGTAGTCTATGCCTTTGCGTCCGACAAGCGCGGCAGCGGCTTGGCGCAATCCGGTACGGTCGTCGGCGGTGGTTTTTTGTCCGACTTGGTAGCCGCCTGTTTTGCGGATGGTGGGCAGGACTTCGGATGTTACCCATTTGCGGAAGGGTTTGACTTCAGGTTTGCGGGATTTAAAAGCGGCATGATAAAAACCACTTTCGTTGATAACCGATACATCTTGGTTTCCGCCTAGGGTACTCACATTATGAGTACCCTTTTCATCGTTATCCAAGATACGGGTCATATTGTATGAATCACGGTAGCCCAGCATAGCGGCAACCTCTGAAGCGATAAACCACGCTTCGCCGTTTTTGTTGATGACTTGGATTGCGTTTTGATTGAAGTTGAAATATTGAACTTGGTTCATTTTGATAGTCCTGTTGAAAGTTTCTTAAATTGCCCTTGCGGGCGACCGCGTGGTTAAGAACCCATCAACAGTTGGGCGGACTTATTCCCCTCTCGGGTATTGTATTCGTCGCCCACGCGGTCATAGAAACTTCCTGCTGCGCTATCGAAACAAACAACAAGGAAAGAAAACTATAGACATGAAAAAATCACTTTGACGGAGTGATTGCCGCTGTTGATGTGGTTCTTACGCCACGAACAGGAATATAAAACAAAACCCCCTGCATATGCAAGGGGTTTCGTTACCTTATTTGGGTTTGCGTTTAAAATTCTCGTCATCACAACAGAATCGGTAAGAATCAATAACCAACCAAACAACGCGAAGCAGATTTTCAGGCGTATCAATAATAACTTGATTGCCTGATACCTCAAGTCCGCATCGTTCGATATTCGAAATATCTGACTCTTCCAATTCGATAGGGAAGATTACAGACGGCCTTTGTTTGTTGTCAAAATACCGTAATATCCACCTGTTACTTTTACCATCAACCAATACGCTGAAATAGCTTTCCGTATCCTTTGCCTCAATACTCGCATCATCAGGAAGAATTGATTTAACCAAATCAAACAACCTTCTTTCTGAATAAGTGGTAACGATTTTATTGTTTTCGGGGTCGATAATCGGCGCGGTCGGGTCTTCCTGCTCCTTCTCAACAGGGGCGGCCTCCTCCTGCACTTTCGGCGCACTCAGCCCCGACACAACCATTGAACTAACCGTATTTTGAACAGCCTGTTTGACGATATGACGGATGCTTTCCAAATATCGTTGGGTAAACTGCCGTTGAATATTCGCCCTTCCCGCCACATAACGGACGAAATCCAAATCCACCTCTTTCAAGCTTTCTGTAATTGATTCTGTAAATGCCGTCAGGTATATGCTTTCTTCCGCAAGGCTTCGCAATGCATCAGGTTGAAACTTGTCGTGCCTGAACTGATACAGTTGCGCCATATCATTTTCATTCAATATCGTAACATCAACGGTCAAAAACGGCTCCGAATCCATAATGTTCTTGTTGGACAAATCGGTAAAAAATCGCCATTCCCGGCCGTTGGTAATCGCGCAAATGGCTATTTCAGGCGTGGCATTGAAGTAACGCGACAACTGCGGACAATGATTGGACAAATTTTCGGTATATGATTTTGCTTCGATAAACATAACCGGTGCGCCGTTGCAAAACAATGCGTAATCGACCCGCTCCCCTGATTTTGCACCTGGGAAATCCGCCTGGTATTCCGCCCGAACCTTATTCGGATCGAATGCCGAAAAACCTAGAATATCCAATAAAGGCAAAATCAAAGCCTGTTTTGTTGTCTCCTCGGTAGTACAGATATGTGCAACCTTCTTGACATGTTCCGCATGGGAAGCAATCCGTTCTTTAAATACCGCACTTACAGCCGCCGCATTCATGTTAATCTCCTTGGTTAAATTTGATTGGGCAAATTCCCACCCCATTAAGAAGTGTTAATTTTCGCAATCATAGCGCAACCGAAAAGAAAATCAAATCTTCTCAAACAGCAAATCAAAATCATCCCCTGCCGCCTGCCGTATCGCCCCGTACCACGCGGCCAAGCCCAAATCTGTCTGCGAATGCAGGAGCTGCTCGCCGCGCCGCCTGATTTCAGCCTGCAAACGTTCCTCGTAGGCTGCCTGCGACTTCGCACCGATGCCGAACGAAATACGGACGGCCTCTTGTTGCGGCGCATCCACCTTCGCCCATGCCTGCAGAGTCAGAAACATGGCATCTTCGCCGTATCTCAAGCCGATTTCAGGCTTATGCGGGTAAACTTCCTCCCCCATATAGCGGCCTTCGATACTCAAACATCTATTTAGGCTGCGCGTATCACGGTAACGACGCTCAAAAGCACGCGCCAAGTCGTTCATAAATTCAAATTCTTGTTGATTCATAGCTTGATTAACCCTTTTTCATGCAACAAAACCAAAGTCCGCACAATCCGCCAAGCGGTTCTATACATCAAAACTCCCAAATGATTCCAAACTCTATTGCCGCCCACGATTGCAGGCGGTTTTGATAATCTGTCATCTCAGCCGTATTAAGCGTAGTCGTGCTTATCGGCATTTTGACTTCCGTGCCGTCCGGCATGGCTTTAATATCAAAGCCCAGCAACACGCCTTTGCAATATTCGTGCCACGTTTCCGCACTGTACCGCCTGCCGCCCGACCACGCTTTGTCTGCCAGTTCGCCGTAGATTTTCCATAATCGGCGGTTTTGTTCGACGCTTCGCTTGGATTTGCGCGGGCGGATTGTGATTTCAAGATTGCCGTTTTCAAACCACCCGTTCAGGTTGTCCCAAATCGACCGCATAACGCCCCGCGCGTTTTGCGGTGTCAGCGTGAATTTTGCTTCATTCATTTCAAACGGCCTTTCACGCTGACAATCCCCAATGCTTCAAGGCGGCGTATCGTGCGGAATTGGGAACGGCGCATATAAAACTCTTTGTCTTCGCGGCTCAAATACCCGCTTCTGCCGTCGATCGCGTCGTGGCAGCAACGACACCCGAAACCCGCGCTCAAGTCGTCGCTTTTCAACCCCATCCCGTGCGTTTCGCTCGGAAAATGGCACAACACGACCGTTTCAGGGTTGTGATTGCACACGCCCGCGATATTCAGCGTGCATTGCTCGCCTTTGGCGGCTTTTCTGATTGCGCTCATTCCAACTCCTCTATCTCCACCGCTAAACCGCCGCCTGCTACCGGTTCGCTGCCATATTCGGCGACAATGCGTCTGACCTGCTTGTCGTTTTCATAGATAATGCCCTGAAGCGCGTCCAACGTAACCTTTAGGGCGTTGTCCAAATCGATCACCGTCTTGTTTGCACTGCCGTCTTTGTTGGCTTTGGGAATCAGGCGCAGGCGCACCGCCACACTGCCTTCAGACGGCATCGCGCCCGCCTCTTGCGCGATACGGCGGACGGTTTTTTTATACGCCGCCGCCTGTGCGCTCCTGACCGCCCTGTTGCGCCAAATCCGCCAATATCGGTTTGCCGATACGGGGTAAGGCAGGATAAGGCGCATCACGCGCATTCCCTTGCCGGGCTTGGATTTGTCCACAAGCCGATGCCCAATATCGGGCAGGCGGCGTGTGCGAGGGCAACCGCGTCGCGGATGCTCGCGGGGCGGGACGAAAATTCGATTTTTTCCGCCGCGCGTCTTTCTGCCTGCTTTTGATTGGTTTCCTTGTTTCGGCAGGTTTTGCACGATTTGTAATAGCTCCGGTTCGGGTTTCTTCGGTTGGCAATATGAAACCCCTCCAGCGGCTTGGTTTCGCCGCAGGTCTTACAGGTACGCATTTCTTCCGCCACGGTTTCCGTTTTTTTGACGCGTTGTTTGTTCCTTTCGCTCATCGCTTTGTCCCAGCAGCGTTTGCAGTCGTGCCGGTAATATACTTTGGAGTCGTCCCCGATTCTGTTTTTATAAAACCCCGTCTCCAACGGCTTGGTTTCGCCGCACGTCTTGCAGGTGCGCATTTCTTCCGCCATTTTGATTTTTCCTTTTATTTCAGTTGTTTAATATCTGAAGTCGTCGAAGTCGTCGAAGTCGTCTTCGTCTTTGCCGTCGCGCTTGCGGCGCAAAACCGCATCGGCGGCTTCCACCAGCAGCCATATCGCCAAAATCGCCGCGCCGCCGAACGACAGCGCGATGATGATGCTTAAAAGGGTATCCATTGTTTTATTTCCTTTCGGTCGGTTTTATGGGTCGGGGTCGGATTCCCGCCCTTTCGTCATTCCGCCCTTTCGTCATTCCCACGAAAGTGGGAATCTAGAACCCCAAACGCGGCAGGAATTTATCGGAAACGACTGAAACCGAACGGACTGGATTCCCGCCTGCGCGGGAATGACGGCGGCGGCGGGGTTCTGGATTCCCGCTTTCGCGGGAATGACGGCGGCAGGGGTCTCGGGATTCCCGCCTGCGCGGGAATGACGAAAGCGTCGGGAATCACGGCGGTCGGGTTGGCGGGCTAAATGCCGCCGCGCTCCGTTTCAGGCGGCATCGGGCTTTCAGAGTGCGAAGCCTGCTCCGTTTCAGGCGGCATTTTCTTCAACAAGGCTTTGACGCAGGCGATTGCCCAGCTGATATTGTCTTCGTTGTACTCTGCCGCCGCGTACAGGATTGCGTCCAGTGCCTGCCCAGTATCGGTATCGGTATCGGTACCGGTATCGAATCCGCACGATTCCAGCTTTTGGGACAGCTTGAAATAACGATTGTTTTTCAGCTTTTTAAACTTCGGCTCGTCTTTGCGCTGCCGTCTCAAGTGCCACAAGGCTTTTTCCAAGTCCTCGCGGCCGCCGTCTTCTTTGTGCAGGAAAATATATTTAAACGCGCTGCCCAAGTGGAAATTGAGATGTTGCGTAAAATCGTTACACGACAAATCGAGGGCGCGGTAGCGGTTGGGGTTTTCAGGTTTCGGGGTTGGGGTTGTCATTTCATATTTCCTCGTTAAAAGTGACTGACAATGTGTTTTATTAAATCTTCAGGGATGGATGACCGCACGATATGACGGCTTCCTTTCCATGCGTGAAATGCAAATTTCGCGCGTTTTACCTGTTTTAAATTCATCGCCAAACTTGAAGCAAAGCCAGTTCTTTTAAGCGGGAAAGCATCGCTATATGCGGCATAGCAGGCTACGTTCTTAACAAAACTCAATCCCTCGCGCGCCAACTTGTCAAAAATCATTGATGATTGAGGATTCTCGATAACAAACGGGATGCCCAAAGCCTTGACCAATTCAGCCGTGAACAACGCTGTTAAATCGCCGTTCACGCCCTTTCTCAAATATCTGGAATAAACAGTAGGAATTTCAGGTGCGTTACGCTCAACCAATCTACGGATTGACACATACGGGTTTTTTTTCCAGTTTTGGAAAGTTCGTAATGACAGGCTGTCTTTATCTCGATACGCGTTTCCGTTATCGCCTGCGGTTGAGAAGCTCCAAGATTCGCACGGCGGACTTGCCATCAATAAATCGAATGGCTCTTTTTTGTGCATATCGACCAGCTTTTTAACATTCTTCAAGCCTGACAAATCCATCACAATATCGGCGTTCCCAATCCCTACCGACACCACATCATGCTCAGGCAGTGCCTTTTTTACGCTTCCGTTCCCGTCGTCAAATAAAGATAAAATTCTCATTTCTTCATTTCCTTTTGTTGCGCCATTCTTCAAATTTGCGTTTTAACGCGTTTTTAAGTCTCGGGTATACTGAGGTACTCCCAAATCGTTTTACCCGCTTTCCTGCTCAAATTTGGCGCATTGCAGAGGGTTTTCTCCAAGCACTGCCGTCCGTCTTGCGATTACCGCCTCCGATGCCGTCCGAAACGCCCCGGTCGCGCAAGGTTTTGTCCGTGGGTAGTAGGTCGCTTTTTCTTCTGCATTCCGCGCCTTCGCGCATTTCGCAAAAGCGTGCATCGGCGTGTCCAGTTGGGTTTTAAAATCCGCGTACTTGCAGCGGAAGCAGGTTTCACGCACGGTAACTATCCCAGTCGAACGGAATCAGCTTGCCGCCGCCGTCCCGCAGCCTGTCCCTGATCCGCGCGTCGGTGTTTTCGCGGAAGGCTTCCGCCGTCAGGTTGGTCAGCACCAGCATCGGCATCAGCCGCTCATACCGGGCGTTGATGACGGAAAACAAAATCCGCCCGTCCGTTTCCGACAGATTGCCCGCGCCAAATTCGTCCAGCACCAGCAAATCGGGTTTCACGAAAATTCCGACCGCCTCCGTCTCGCTGCCGCCGCCGAAACTGTCCTTGACCGTCCGCAGCATATCGCCCACCGTGATGACCAGCGCGGTTTTCCCGGCGGCGATGACTTCGTGGGCGATGCCGCAGGCAAGATGGTTTTTGCCCGTGCCCCTCCTGCCCGAAAAAATCATATTCCGCCCCGTCTGCAACACATCGGCGAAGTTTTCCGCATATTCGGCGGCGGCGGCTTTCGCCCTTGCCATACCCGGGATCGATTCGCTGACGGTGTAGTTTTCGATCCGGCAGTTTCTGAACCGCTGTGCGATGCCCGACCGCCCGATGCGTTTTTCCAGCCCGTCGCGCAGAGCCTCGCGGCGCAGCGTTTCCGCGTATGCCGCCATTTCGTCCGCCGCTTCCAGCTTCCGGCAGACCGGGCAGCCCGTCCACACGCCGTGGAAAACGCTTTTCGCCGCATATTCGCCGTGTTCCGCGCATTGCCGCCGTTCGGTCTGCACACTGCAGAAAGCCCTCAAAAAATCAGACGCGCCCTTCAAAGCCATACCAAGCCCCCTCAAAAATCCGTTGTCGGCATATCGCCGTAGCTTCTCGCATCCAGCACGGCGGCGGTTTGGTTGTGCGTCAGACCGCCGCGATTTCCAGACCTGCCGAAAGTTTTGTTTTGCAGCCATTCGGCGCGGAAGCTGCCCCAGCCGTTGCCGATGGCGTATTCCACCGCCTGCAACGCCGTCATCCCGCATTTCTCCGCATCGGCGGCAATCAGGCGCATTGCCGTTTCCGTCAGCGGCTGCCGTTTTGCCTTGCGGACTTGCAGGAAGTCCGCCGCCACCTGCCCCGTGATGCCGTAGTCGGCAAGCAGCGCAAGTTCGGTTTCGTGCCTGGTCGGTTTGGCTTTCACCGTCGCAGCACGTTCTCCGTTTTCGGAATGTTTGGCAGGAAGGGGCGCGTCCGCTGCTGCGGATGCGCTAATACTGTGTTTTGTATTAGTGGGTTTTGTAGTGTGTTTTGTAGACCCCCAATTTTTGGGGGTGGTAGTACCCCCATTTTCCGGGGGTAGTACCCCCCAATTTTTGGGGGTAGTCCCATTTTTTGGGTGTACCCAATTTTTGGGGGTGGCAGTACCCCCATTTTCGGGGGACGGTTCGGGCATATTGATGCGGTAGCCGGTTACCTGCCCGTGCCGTTTGACGGAGGCAATCAGGTTCAATTCCACAAGCTCTTTCAGCGCGTCGGCAACTGTTACGTCTGACTTGATTCCGGTCAGCGTTTTAAATTGGGAAACGGAGATATAGTCAATTTCCTTTTGCCAGCCGGTCGTTTTGCGCACGATGACGGCGTAGCATTTCCACGCGTTGCCGCTCATTCGGCAGAGGAAATCGTCCACTACCGCGTTTGCTATCTGAAACGAATTTGGAATATATTTCATTTACCGTCCTTCCATTCCCATCAGTCTTGCGCTCATACTTCCGCTCCGTTTTTGACAATCGAATAATGCGTAACAGGCTGCCCGTCATCCCCGACGGGCTTTTTATTTGGGTTACAGACGTGTTGAGGGGAAAGCCCGCACTTCCTCTGCCTTCACTCTTTTGCCGTCTGAAAATAAAAAAATTGCCCGTCCAGACCTCAATGCTTTTGAAATTGCTCCTTGAGTTACGCCAATTTCTTTGGCTGTTTTAGCCTGTCCGTGCTGCTCAACATACTCATTTAGCGGAATTTTTTTCATAAATTACTCCAAATAATAGAGATATTATTACCGCAAGTAATTCAAAAGTCAATACGTGCGGTTATTTGATTATTATTACTTACAGTAATATATTTAAACTATTTAATATGTTTAAATTATTGAAGGAAGCGGCAAAATGAAAAAAAGAGAATTAAGTGAAATTGAGACGGCTGAATGTGCCGAACTAAAAAGAATTTTTAACTCAAAAAAAGAAGAACTTAATCTCACTCAATACAAGCTGGCAGAAGCTGTAGGAGTTACTCAAAGCGCAGTGAACCATTATTTAAACGGCATTAACGCCTTAAACGCCTCCATTGCAAGCCAGTTTGCCAAAATCTTGCAAATTCCTGTTTCGGATTTCAGCCTCCGACTTGCCGAAGAAATAAGTAGTATGTCCATCGGCATTGATGGAGATAAATTGCTGGCACTGCAAGCAGACAATCTCAACACCAACACCATCACCCTCAACCTATACGACGTATCAGCCAGTTGCGGTCACGGGGTAGTCAACCCCGACTATCCGCAACTGCTACGCTCGATTGAGATTCCCAATGACGCGCTATTCGAGCTTTTGGGGACAAACAATCTGACAAACGTGCAGCTTATGCCGCCGGACGGCGACAGCATGGAGCCGACCATCCCCCAAAAATCGATAACGTTAATCAAAACAGACGTTAATGAATTCCAGACAGGCGGCATCTATTTGTTTACCTTTGACGGCTACACTTACATCAAACGCCTTTCACGCGGCAAAGGCGGCGCGATACACGCTACCAGCGATAACAGGCACTATGCCCCGTCGGATTTTCTGATAACGCCGGAGGAAGCCGACAAATTCCACATTCACGGCAAATTCTGGAAAGTGTTGCCGTTGGATTTTTTAGATCTTTGAGGGTATTTTGATGGAGCGTGCTGGATTGACAAATTCCTCCCGTGGAAATCTCAAAAAGTCGGATTTACAGATTTACACAAAGTGTAAATTTGATATAATGGAGATATTAATATGCAGGTAAAGTTTGAAACAGATTACCTGTATCTGTTGTTTGCCGATTCATTCTTTCAGGATAAGCAGATAGGTGCAAAAGTAACTGCCGCATACAGGATTGTTGTCAATTATCTTCTGTCTGCCCACAGCATATCCGATCTTCATCAGGCTCAATTTTTAGATTTGTCGCCATGTGATGATGATTCGGGTTTTTACTCTGTAACCGTTAATCCCAAATGCAGACTGATTATCAGCATAGAAAACGAACAGATCGTATTACACAGACTTGATTCACAAGACCAAAAATGAATATTCAAACTTTACCCGCCCAATCGATACACGCAGGACAGGTTCTGAAAGCCGAACTGGCAGCCCGTAACCTGACACAGGCAGACTTGGCAGAAATTATTCAACGGCCGACAAAAACCATCAATCAGATTATTACCGGCAAACTGGGGATTACGCCGGATACCGCCATGCAGCTTGCTCAGGCACTGGGCATTTCAGCCGAGACCTGGCTCAATCTCCAATCACGCTTCCAGCTGTCGATGCTTGAAGCCGACAAGTATCAGGATATTCCGCTAAGGGCGGCTCTTTATCAAAACTACCCGATTAAAGAGATGGTCAGGCGCGGATGGATTGCCGCCGGAAAAACATTTGAAGAATTGGAAGCGGCTATAAAAAAATTCTTCAATATCGAAGCAATCGGTCAAACACCGCAATTCCAATTTTCCGCCAAGCAAAACGCGGCCGCTTACCAACAAACCATCAGCACGACCAATTTGGCATGGCTGTTTAAAGTCAGACAACTGGCAGCCGAACAACTGACGACGGGAAAATTCAGCACTGCCGCCGTAGAAAAAGCCATTGACGAATTATCCGGCCTGCTCCGCTCGGCAGAGGAAGTCCGCCACGTTCCCAGAATACTGTCCGCCTGCGGCATCCGATTAATCTTCGTCGAAAGCCTGCCCAACAGCAAACTGGATGCCGCCTGTTTTTGGCTGGACAATCAAAAGCCGGTTATCGGCATGACCTTGCGCTACGACCGCATAGACAATTTTTGGTTTACCCTCCGGCATGAATTGGAACACATCCTAAACGGAGACGGCAAAAACCAGGCTGTCATTGATGAAGACATCGGCATTCAGATCGACGGACTACCCGAATCGGAACATTTGGCAAACAAAGCAGCGGCAGATTTTTGCGTCCCCGCCGCCAAACTCGACAGCTATATTGTCCGCGTAGGCACCTATATTTTTTCCGAAAGGAAAATTACTGCCTTTGCAGGAGTCAATGAAATACACCCGGGCTTGGTTGTCGGGCAGCTTCATAACCGCACGGGAAAATATCAGCAATTACGCAAACATCTTGTTCCGGTACGGAATTTCATTTTAAACGGCTCAACCTATGACGGCTGGGGTTTTGCAAATAGGGGTAATGATGAGTAACGCCACAAAAAAACGGATCGCAGAAATCGTAGAACAATACAAACAGGCCAAAGGCATTGAAGACGGCAGGGTAGATGTACATGATTTGGCAGGATGGGCATTGGACAACAAACTTTACCAGCCCAATATGCGCGATGAAATCCAGCTTGCCGCCAATACATTTTCACGCCATTTCAGGGAAGAATTGCGCGCAGACCCTAAAGGGCGCAGCTATCGTGCCAAACACGCGGTAAGAGAAAACATTAACGGCAAACAGTCCACATTATGGGCAGATTTGGACGATTCCAATGTGCCTGTGGAACATTTCCATAAAGCATTTTCGCAGCGGCGTCAGCAAATCGTCGGCGACTGCTTCCAGCTCAAAACCGACGTTGATGTATGCAACGACAAAAAAGGCAGTGCAATACCGCTATCCCTAAATTTTGAGGATGACGTAGCAGAAGCCGAATACTTGAGGGACAACCCTGACAACGCAGCCTGAACCCACCCTGTTTAACCCGCCCGCATCATGCGGGCTTTTTCACGCCCGCCGAACCTGAAAACAACACAAAACCGACAAAGCCGCCCGAAAAGGCGGTTTTTTTGTGCCTGCGAAATTTCAAAAATAAATTCTTTTGAAAATCAAAAATAAATATAAATTACCGCAAATAATATTACTAGCGGTATTGCGATAATAGATTACTGGCGGTAATATACACCCATCGAAACAAACAACAACTTGAAGGAAACGAGATGAACGAATTAATCAGCAAAATAAATCGGTTTGGCGCGAGGGAAAAGGACGAGCAAAGCCTTTTATTGAAAATCGGTGAAATCTGCCGCGACGCAGCAGCGACATTTACCACTAGAAAAAGCGAAAGCATCAGCTACACCGCTTTTACTTTTACAGTGAAAAAAGACGGCTTAAAAGAGAAGGTAATGATTGTTTTGTAAAGAAACCAACCCCACCCCGAAAGGAAACAAAAATGGAAGCAAATAAATTTGAAGTGAACAGTTTGTCAGACCTTATAAAAGTTTTTGCAGTCATTGCTGCTGATTTCGAAGCGGCAATGGGTGCAAAACGCGCCGACATTCCAACCGAATTTGACGAACCGCAACATGAGCCGCAACCGCCGGTAACAGTTGCCGAGCAAAAAGGTATCAACGACTTTGCCATCGGCAAGGAAGTCATCATCCGCACTTATTCGGCAGGCGTTTGGTTTGGTGTGTTGAAACAAAAAGCAGGCAATGAAGTGATTCTGACAAAAGCGCGCCGAATGTACAGCTGGTGGGCAAAGGAATCAATCAGCCTGTCCGGTGTCGCACGACACGGCATCAGGCAAGATGGCAGCCAAATTTGCGGCGAGCTTGATTCCGTATGGCTCGAGGCGATTGAGATTATCCCAGTAACAGGCGGCGCGGCTGAATCAATCCGCACCGCGCTGGAGGTCGCCCAGTCATGAGTTATCTAGATCAACCATTGAAGCACGGCTACGGCAACGGCTACGGCTGCGACAACGGCTGCGGCAACGGTAGCGACAACGGCTACGGCTGCGGCAACGGCTACGGCAACGGCAACGGTAGCGACAACGGCTACGGCTGCGGCAACGGCTACGGCAACGGCAACGGTAGCGACAACGGCTACGGCTGCGGCAACGGCTACGGCAACGGCAACGGTAGCGACAACGGCAACGGCTACGGCTACGGCTACGGCAACGGCAACGGCAACAGCAGCGGCAGCGGCTACGGCTGCGGCTACGGCAACGGCTACGACGGCGGCTACAGCGACGGCAGCGGCCACGGCAACGGCTACGACGGCGGCTACAGCGACGGCAGCGGCCACGGTTAAACCTTAAAACCGCCCGAAGCTATATCTGCCAAGACGGGGATAGCACAAAGCGATGAAGTATGGCACTTCAAAGTGGGGCAACGGCACGGCGAAACAGTGAATGCTACGGGCGGTTTTCTCAAACTTAAGGATTAAGGCGATGAAATATTACGGCACAGCGGCTTACAGCTGCCCCGATTGGGGGATGGGCGGATATTACGCACGGGAGGATAGGCGGCAGGCTTGGGACGATTGGGAAGCGGAAAACCGCCGCCTGCACGAATCCGAGTTGATTGAAATTGCCAAAAAATCGGCACGTGAATTTATCCACAATGCGGACGGCGAGCCTTACGCCCAAGAAGATTGGGAAATGTATCTCACGGAAGATGCTTCCCGTGTCAATAAAGATACCGAGGCGGCGATGAATTACGCGATAGATGATGGGGACTGGTTCACGCTGACGGAGAACATCGGCAGGCTGGCAAATTCATAGCGGACATAGGAATGCCGCGCCGTTAGTCGGCGAGTGGGCGCGGCGGCGGTTTTTGTAGATTTTAGCCGCAAATAACCCCGACAGCGCACGGTCTGCCCCATCCTTAGCGGACGCGGTGCGCAATTAAAACCTTTTAAATCAAGGAGATAGAAATGAAAGCAGGGAATATTGTATTTAAGTTGGCGGTATTGCTGGCGGTATTGGCGGCGGTATTGGCGGCGGGCTATGCCTTCGGATTCGCCAAAGGAAGCAAAAGCCATACAGCAAAGGAAAAGCCCGCCGATATTGCGGCAATGCGTATGGCGTTGGCGGAAAAGCAGGCGCAGGCCGCCGAGCTGGACGCGCAGATTTGGTTGGAAGAGCGGCATCTGAATGCGGAAGAAGAAGAAGCCGATTACCGATGGGTGCACGGCGATGCGGAAGTGCCGGAGGGTAAAGAATGAGCTTCCATCCCGAAACCGCTTACACCGGCAGCAGAGAAACAGAGCCGTACCGACCAAGCCCTGAAGAAATCAAATACTGGCAAAGTCTATACGCAGAAACCGCCGAAACACGGCGGATGACCGAAAAACAGGCAGAAGACCATATTAAAAGCATTATCAGATAAAGGAGTAGCCAATGAGCCTAGCCGCCGAAGTATGGCAAACATTATCGGCCATCAATGTCAACGACAAAGTGGAATACAAAAACCGCCTAGCCTACCTATCATGGGCGTGGGCATGGCAAAAGCTGATGGAACACTACCCCGAAAGCACCTACACCATACACGACGAAAAAACCTTTACCGACCATACAATGGAAGTGGGCGTAACCGTAACCGTCAAAAAAGACGGACAAGAAATCAGCCGTTATATGTGGCTGCCCGTCATCGACCACAAAAACAACGCCATCAAAAATCCGGACGCATTTGCCATCAACAAAAACAAAATGCGTTGTCTGGTCAAATGCCTGGCAATGTTCGGCTTAGGCGTTTACATCTACGCAGGGGAAGACATTCCCGAAGCTGAAAAATCACCGCCATTCAATATGGCGGCCTACGAAAAATCCGCCGCCGAAGCTGAGACGATGGAAAAGCTGAAAGAACTCTTCGCCGAAGCGTGGTCAAACACCGGGGGCGAACAAAGGGCAAGGGCACAAGACATTTACAACAACCGCAAAGCCGACTTTGAAGCGGCAGAAAAGGAAACCCAAAATGCTGAATAAGGTCATCCTAATAGGACGCTTGGGGAAAGACCCCGAAGTCCGTTATACGCCTAATAGCGAAGCCGTCTGCAATTTCAGTGTTGCTACGAGCGAAAGCTGGAAAGACCAGAACGGGCAGCGTCAAGAGAGAACCGAATGGCACAACATCACCATGTACCGCAAACTTGCAGAAATTGCCGGCCAATACCTGAAGAAAGGCAGCCAAGTGTATTTAGAGGGCAAGATTCAGACCCGTAAATACACCGACAAGAACGGCATAGAACGCACGGCCTACGACATCATCGTCAACGAAATGAAAATGCTAGGCGGCAATGATGGGCAACAAGCGCAATCAGCGCGAAATGGCGCGCCGCCCGCGCCACCAAAAGCCAAACAGACAGCCCCCGCGCAACCGCGCGAAGACATCGACGACGACATCCTGTTCTAGCAGACAAACGCCGTCTGAACTTTCAGACGGCATTGAAGAAAGGAAACCAAAAATGGCAAACATCGACCTGACCCAATGGAGCGAAAAAACCATTAGTGCCGCCGCCAATCCCGAACAGGGCTACATTAACATCATCATCGGCAGCGATGACCTATTCATCAACATCGAACAGGCATACGCCATACACGCCGCGCTTGGCAAAGCAGTTGCCGAATATGAGGGAGAGGCACAATGACCGCCCTCACACTCTACCAATGCGCAGCAGACGTACAGGCGGCACTTGATTACTACTTCGACAGCGAAACCGAGCGCGAAGACACGCTGGAAGCCGTTATCGGGCAGTTCGAGGTCAAAGCCCAATCCGTTATTGCCTATATTAAAAACCAAGAAATTACGGAAAAAATGCTTGATGAACACATCAAGCAGATGACCGGGAAGCTCAAGGCGGCAAAAGCGCGGAATCAAAGCCTGAAAGACTACTTGGCTCGCAATATGCAAGCGGCGGGTATTACCGAAATCAAAGCAGATGACGGCACTTTTAAAGCCTCGTTCAGAAAATCCAAAGCCGTCGAGATTTTAGACGAAGCACAAATCCCTGCTGAATTTATGCGTGAGACCGTCAAAATCGAACCGGACAAAACCGCCATCAGAAAAGCGATTGAAAGCGGTCAGGAAGTAGCAGGCGCGAAGATTGAAGAGCGTCAGAATTTGCAGATTAAATAAACCCCCCATTTTAAGGAATAAAAAATGACTCATAAATTCAAATTCGGCGACCGCGTGAAGAGAAAGTCAGACGGCGCGGTCGGAGTTGTAGCTGGTATAAGTTTTCAATCAGTTTTGATTTTTTTTGAGGGTAACTCGGAGTCCGGTTTTTATGATAATTACGAGTTTGAAATCGTCCCACACCCTGACACCGTTCGCCTTGATTGGCTGTCAGACAAGCACAACAAAATAGGCAGCGTCATCCTACCCACCGAGTGCGTGGAGCAGCATCTTGACAGTATGCGTGATGCGATAGACGCGGCAATGCGCTTAACGACAGGCAATTAACACAATCTGGCAGCCAAACGCCCAAGCCGTTGAGAAGCGGAAATTAATCGAGAAAACAAAATGCAAACAGCAGCAACAAGACCGACAGCAAAACAAATACTTGCCGCCAAGCGGGCGGCGAAGAAATCAACGCAGCAAGAACGCGCCATGAAACGCGCCGGAACAGTCAAAAACGTTGACCGAAACCGCCTGTCCGCCTCATCAAAAGCGCAAAAAGAAAACATCGCCGAGATGTTGTCAGGCGAGAAAGTATCAAAAGACGAAGCCCTGACGTGCAGCATTATGATGTGGTTATCCCTGCAAGATATGCGCTATGCCTGCAATCAGGAATTAATCAACTTCGCCGAACATATCATCAGGCAAGTTCAACGTCTTAGCCTGTACTGCAACACTGACGACCCTGCGAACGAGAAAAGCGTGGCGTTTGCCTGCCGCGAAGCATCGCAGGCTGTCGCAAAATGGACTAAAGATTTTGACGACCTTAGCCCGAATCAGCGTCAAATCGTGTTGCGTCCATTGCAAAATCTGTTCGCCGCGTATGAAGCGTTTTTGAAAGACGCGCCAGCACGACTAATCGCCGAAGTATCGACATACTCATTGGCCGTCAGAGTTGCCAAGAAAGCCATGACGTTTTTAGAGCTTGACGGCGAACTGATTTCGGCAATTGACAAAGTCATCAGCGGCGCGGATTCACGTGCAGAAGCCCGCCGCCTGAAAATGCCATACGCGGAATTTACAGACCGAATCCTACACGCCGCAAACCTGCTATATGATGTGGGCATTCAAGCGGACAAGGAGCTTTCGGCGATGTACGGCAAGCCGCTGAATCCCGTGCGTCCCCAACGAATAAGCGACGTGCGCCAGCCGATGATGAAAATGCTTGCAGCGAACAAAGGCGGCGCGTTGGTTCAAGCCGTCAAGGACTCGGAAGACATCATCCGACATTGCGACAACGGCACCGGCTTTAGCTGCTTTAATTGGACGAAACATTTCAAGCGGGCGGCAAACCTGATTGGGCTTATGCGACAGGAAGCGGCGGCATGACAACACACATCCGAACCTGCATATATCACGATTCCAGCACAAAAGGTTTCAAACACGGCATCAAACACAAACGGCACGACTGCTGGCGCGGCGAAATAAACGTTTTTCAGCGTGGCGAAGACGGAAAGAAGACCCCGTCCTATTGGAACACGAATGCCGTGACGCAGTGGCAAAGCGTATTGCCGGGGAATTGAGGTTCAGCAAAATGGTCAACGAAATAGAAAGCTGGCCGCATACCGAATTTGACGGCTTTTGCGACCGCCTGTGCAACCTGATACAGGCAGAGAAATACGGAAAAAAACACTACTTCCCTTGCAGCCTGCCACTTTTCGGAGGGGCGGCCGGCTGAACAACCGCCCAAACAGGAGGACTTATGCACCGACGCAGGCTGAACATCCGACAAGCCGTAAAAAAGCAGAAACTCAGACAAAGCAGAATCAACAGAAAGAGGTATATATGAACATCAGTAAAGAACAAGGGCTTTTAATCGCATACGGCGGCCGCCCGTATATCCCGCTGAGGGAAGTACACAAAGACTTTTTTGCCCATATCAGCTTTAACGCGTTTAAAGCATCGGGGGTACGGTGCGAGCTTCCATTTCCGATTTTCCGATTGTCCGACAGCCAAAAATCGGAATATTTCGTCAGCGTCCAAGAGCTTGCAAAGGCAATCGCAGACAAGGAGGAAAAGGCAAAATCGGAATATCGGAAATTCCAGTCTTGATGCAAGACGGAGAAATCAGGGGATGCGCCGCATCCCCTTTAATTTAACATCACTTCCCGGATTTTATATCGCTTTGCGCCTGCATCATTGCCTCTTTAAAATCCAGCCGCGTCGAGCGTTTGCGTACGCTCACATATCTCTGCAGGCTGTTCCAACTGTCATGCAGCGTTACCCGTTGCATTTGCGGAATCGTGCAGCCGTCTTCAGCCATACGGGTAGCAGCCTCGTGCCGTAAATCGTGGAAGCGCAAGTCTTTAATCCCAAGAACCTTGCACGCCCTCGTCCAAGCGGCGGAAACCGATTTTCCGTTGCACGGCACAAGGCTGTCGGCGATGCCTTTGTTGGCAAGCATACGCTTCCTGACCGATTCCTCCAGCAGCTCGTCAATGACCGGCAAAGCCATAGGCAGAATATCAAACTCCTTATTATTCCCTGTGCTGCCGTTCGGATTTTTTAAATCACGAACCAGCCAGGTACAATCATTTTTGTGCCAGTCGTCAAACAGCAGACGGCAAATCTCATCCTGCCGCCTTGACGTATAAATCGCCAGCCACATAATCAGGTGCATCGGTATGGAAGATTTCCTGCTTTGCCATTGTCGCAGGAAATAAGTTGTCAGGGTTTGCAGTTCTTCCATGGTCGGCAATCTGTCCCTGATTGCAGATTTCGCAACCATATTCGAGCGTTTCAGCCCGTTTGCCGCGAAATCCAATTCCTGCCAGCCTATTTCAAGCCCCCATACATAAAAGGCGTGTTTCAGCACGGAACGGATATATTGCAGCTCCTGCAATGCCGTAGAAGCCGCGATTGGTGCAATGTCCAGTTCGGGGATTCCGCGCCGCCTCTGCATAACGTGTTCCGCGAAATCAGACCGTTTCAGCTTATCGATGCCGATGCCGCCAATCGGGAACTCCATCAGAAAACGCAAGCCCATTTTCTTTGACCGACCCGCTCCAAGCGTTTCATCAAGATACTTCCGCATAGCTTCGGACAGCGTCATCATCTTGACCTTGCCGCGTTTGAAAAGCAGTTCTGGGTCGGCTTCAATTTCCGCCTCCCGTTTCTTCCCCCATTCGACCGCCAAAGCCTTTTTACTGAACGTCCTGCTCTCATTGAAAGCAGGATAACCTTTCTTGCTGACCCGTACCTGAACCCGATATACTGTTTCGCCGGAAGGATTACGCCGCTTGGTTATTGTTGCCAT